GGTTCTGCCGATGCCTTGCTGGAGAGCATCCGGTGGCGATCCGACCACTCGGACACCGTGAGCAAGGGATCGGGCGTCAGCCCCTCCCGCCAGGCACGTTCTATGTCGAGTCCGCCTTCGTAATCAGCATCCAGCATCAATCCACTCTGGGGCGAACATCGCCCAGCTCCTGCAAGTGTTCCCGCACGGCGGTCTCCAGCGCGACGTGCAGGATATGGGTATCGATGCCGAGCTTCGCCGCCATCTGTGCCGAGATGCGCGCCGGCCAGTTAAGCCAGGCGTCCCGCTCGGCGCGGGCCAGCTTGAACACGTGGGCAATGGCCTGGGGCCGGTCGACCAATTCACCCTTGAGGCGAGCCAGTCGGACCTTGTTGGTCTGCGCCTTGACCACCTCGTTGACCGTGCGGGCCTGCAGCAGCGACGTACCACCGGCATTCAGAGCCGGAGCAATCGGCTCCCCGGCAGGTTCCTTGACCGCGACCGTTTCAGCCCTGCGCTTGGTGCCCTCCTTGGGCGTGTCGGAATTCTTCGCCCAGTCCCGGTCGGCCTTGTCCGGATCGATGCTGCCATCGGCCTCCGGCGTGATCCGCCCGGCACGAATGGCCTTGTGCACGGCGGTGTCCGACACCCCTCGGTGCCGGGCATAGGCGCGAATCGACAGTCCCATGATCTCCATCAAGCATTGGTGCGGCCCCCGATCAGATTCAGCTTGGCTTCACGTTCGAACAACGCGTTCATGTCATCGCCATCAACAACACCCGCAAGGAGATCGACATGACCACCGGCATCAAACTCACAGCCACCCAGCGCGAAGTCCTCAAGCTTGCAACCTACCGGCCTGACGGAAACATCGAGCCGCTGCCGCCCAACCTACGTGGCAGCGCCCGCAGCAAAGTGATCGAGGGGCTGCTCGCCCGCGAGCTGATCAGCAAGTTCCATTACCCGGACCACGTCGAGTACTACGCCACCGACGCGGGCTACGCGGCCGTCGGGCGCAAGCGCAAGGTGCCGGCGCCGGTCACCCCGGATCCCAAGGTCGAGGCCGCCATGGCGGCCGCAGAGGCCAACTGGGCGCAGGAGAAGCAGGAGGCAGCCCAGCGCTTGCTCAAGGTCGGCGCCGAGAGCGAGGGCAAGCCATGCATCCGCGAGAACAGCAAGCAAGCCACCGTGATCCAGATGCTACGGCGTCCCGAGGGCGCGACGGTGCGCCAGATCTGCGAGACCACCGGCTGGCAAGCCCACACGGTACGCGGTACCTTTGCCGGCACCTTCAAGAAGAAACTGGGATTCACCATCACCTCGGAAAAACCCGAGGACGGCGAGCGCATCTACCGGATCGCGTGATCGCGGACGGGGCGGCCGGGTCCACCGGCCACCCCGCAAGAATGATTCGATATTCGCTTGGCTTTTCAATCCAATAGCGCGTTACTACGGGTGTCGCCACGCACCGCCAACCAGGAGATCGTCATGCAAACCGCCAAAGCGATCCGCAACTACGATGCCGACGACTTTGTGTATCTCGCCGCCAAGGGCTGGAGCGAGATCGAAATCCTGACGCGCTGGAACGAAGAAGCACGATCCGGCCAAGGACCGTGCTCTTGGGATTCGCCTGCGGCGCGCGCCAAGTGGGTGGCAGTGACTAAGCGCCGCTGATCTTTCCATGCCAAACAGAATTTCGATCAAGCCGCAAATTCTTGTAAGCTCCGCCCCTAAATGAGAAATTTGTCTGTTGTCAAAAAATAGAAACCGGCTTGGCAGGCACCCTGATTCGCGAAAATCCGCGTTCCAGCCAGGTACCGCAAGCAACGAAAAGTGATGGGAGAAGAAAACCATGATGCCAAGCAATCAACTCCTGCGAATGCCGTTGTGTGGTTGATCGGATGATCGCCATGCAAGCGAATCCCTCAGAATCCAGGTTGGACTTCATTCGCCGGGCCCGGGCTGCAAAAATGACGTTTCAGTCGATTGGAGACATCCTTGGTATTAGCCATGAGCGCGTGCGCCAACTGCACCGCAAGGCGCTGACGGTGCCCACGCCATCCGAATTTGACGGCCTCAGCTCGCCGGCCAAAGGGCTGCTCAAGCGCCTTGGCTATACCTCCCGAACCGAGACGCGCGCCGCCATCGCCGCAGGCAAGATCGGCTTCGGCTGCATCTTTGGCATGGGGCGTCACCGGATCGCCGAAATCGAGGCCTGGGCGTTCTCCGAAAGGCCCGTGAGCGGGTCGCCGACGCAGCCGACTGACAGGGAGGAAGGCGCCTAGGCGTGCCAAACAGGACGAATTTCGCCAATCACAATGCCTACCAAGCTGGTTTTTCGTATTTGGCGATGGAACTTACACGTGACCTACGTCGCCGACATCAGCAGCGGCGACTTCTACCCGCAATTCTCCGCCGCCTGACAGATCGTCGAACGGCACGCGATCGGACTGCCGGATGGCCTGCGCCCCACTGAAATCCTGCCAGCGGCGCACGATCACATCGACGTATTTCGGATCGAGTTCCATGAGGCAGGCGACACGGCCCAATTTCTCGGCGGCGATCAAAGTGCTGCCCGAGCCGCCAAACAGGTCGAGGACAACAGCACCCGCCACCGTGCTGTTGCGGATGGCACGTTCGGCCAGTTCCACTGGCTTTTGCGTGGGATGGACGTAGTGCATGGCGGGGTCGCGCTTGACTTGCCAAAGGGTGGTCTGCGTGCGGTCGGTGACCGCCCGGTGTTCGCCGAGCTTCCAGCCATACAGGCAGGGTTCGTGTTGTTGCCGATAGTCTTGCCAGCCCATCGAAGCCTGGTTCTTGGCCCAGATGAGCGTGCAGGAAAGGCGCCAGCCGATGGCCTTGAAGGCATACTCGAAGATGGGTCGGGTGCCATGGTGGCCGTCGGCATGCCAGACGTAGCAGGCGGCGCCTTCCTTCAGATGCGCGTCAGCGTTGGCAAAGGCACCGGCAAGGAAGGCGGCAAGTTCTGGGCCGGCGAGTTCGTCGTTCTTGATGCACTCAGCGGTACGACTGCCACGTCCCGAGTACGCGACGCCATACGGCGGGTCGATGTGCAGTAGGTCGGCTTGGCGGTCTTCCATCAGCACCCGGACTTCCGACAGACGGGTGCTGTCGCCGCACATCAGCCGATGCGGGCCGAGTAGCCAGAGATCGCCGGTGCGGGAAATCACGGCTGCGGCGGGCTCCGGTACGGCGTCCTCGTCAGTCCGGCCGTCAATCGTCTTTTCTTCGCCGGAGAGCAAGTCGGCCAGCGCATCGGCATCGAAGCCGGTCAGGGTCAGATCGAAATCCTCGTCGTGCAGCGCTGCCAGTTCGAGGTGCAGCATGGCTTCGTCCCAGCCGGCATTCTCGGTGATCCGGTTGTCCGCGATCACCAGCGCCCGGCGCTGGGTCGGGGTCAGGTGGTCGAGCACCACGACCGGCACCGTGCCGATGCCGAGCTTCTGGGCGGCGGCCAATCGGCCATGCCCGGCCACGATCACGCCGTCGCTGCCCGCGAGGATGGGATTGGTGAATCCGAACTCCGCAATCGAGGCAGCGATCTGGGCCACTTGCGATTGGGTATGGGTACGGGCGTTCCGAGCATAGGGCACCAGCCGGTCGGTCGGCCACTGCTCGATCTTGTCGGCAAGCCAGGAGATGTTCATGCCGGTGCTCCCAATCGTTCGGCTGCGACCTCCTCGAAGGTCTGCCTGGTGGCCGCCAGGGTCACCGGCACCTCGGGGAAGTTCTGCTGGAAACGCTTGACCGCCACATCGACGTACTCGGGGGCAATCTCCGTCGCGCGGGCCACCCGGCCGCTGCGCTGGGCAGCGAGGATGGTGGTGCCCGAACCGCAGAACGGCTCGAACACGATTGCGCCCGCGTCGGTGTAGGACTCCAGCACGAACTGTGGCAGCGCTACCGGGAACACGGCCGGGTGATCGATGTCCTGTCCGATCTTGCCCTTGTGTCGCATGATGCGGATCACTGAATCCGGAACCTTGGTTTCTTGGGTGACGGTGCCGACGTGATTCCACGCCGTCTTGCTGCCGTCCTTGTTGCGCATGCCGCCAGCGCTGGTGCCGTCGCCGCGTAGATGGCTGTCGCGCCCGGCGTAGATGCAGGGCACGATCTTGTTGGGGCGACGTGCCTCGCTGTCCCTCCGGTTGAAGTGGAAGACGAATTCGAAGGCCGGCGCGAGCCGACCGTTCCAGTCGCCGGGCAGCCCCGGCCCCTGATCCCAGACGTACCAGGCGAAGCGCCGCCAGCCCTGGCTGCGCATCCAGTCGAGCCAGGCATCCCAGTACGGAATGACTTCCTGCTCGCGGTGGATCAGCCCGAGATTGACCAGCACCTGGCCGGTCGAGGCCATCGGCAGCTGGGCGAAGACGCCGCGCATCAGGGCGTCCCAATCGATGAGGGTATTCGTGCTCAGTTGGGTGTATTGGCGCTGGTTACCGTAGGGCGGCGAGGTGAAGCAGAGCACCGCTTGCTCGCCGGCCATCAGCGCCTCGATCACAGCCGGGTCGGCGGCGTTGCCGCAAATCACCCGGTGCACACCCAGCTGCCAGACGTCGCCGGTGCGCGAGACAGGCGTCGCGGAAACTGCCGGCACGTCGTCTGCCGCATCGGATTCATCGCTTGCCTGCGCGTCGTCCGCTTCGTCGCCGACTGTGGTGTCGGTGGCGAGCAGCTGCTCGATTTCGGCATCGTCGAAGCCGGTGAGCGCGAGGTCGTACCCGGCCTCGGACAACTCGGCCAGTTCCAGCGCCAGCATCGCGTCGTCCCATCCGGCATCGAGCGCCAGGCGGTTGTCGGAAATCACGTAGGCGCGCTTCTGGGTAGGCGACAGGTGGGCCAGTTCGATCACCGGCACCTCGTCCAGCGCCAATTTGCGCGCGGCCGCGAGCCGACCGTGGCCGGCGATGATGCCGTTCTCGCCGTCCACCAGGATCGGATTCGTCCAGCCGTACTCGACGATGCTGGCGGCGATCTTGGCCACCTGCTCGTCGGTGTGCGTCCTCGGATTCCGGGCGTAGGGGATCAGCGTCTCGACCTTGCGGTACTCGACGTTGAGCATGTTCAGTTCGGGTTTCCCAAAAAGGTGCGGCCCGGACGGGTGAAAGGAGGAAAGCCCCGTCACGGGCCGCGAGTGTCGCTGCTGCGGTAGAAACTAGAAGGCCCGCGCAGTGGCGGGCCGGTAGGACTGGGGTGCAAACCTGCAAACCCTGCAAACCTCGGTTTGCAGTTTGACGCTAGCGAAATGCCGCGCTCGCGCCTCCCGCATGGAATTTTGGCGAGGAAGGACCCCTCTTGATTCGAGAGATCTTCGCCGCCCGCACCGCTGTCCAGATCATAGCCGTCATCCTACCCAAAAACCCGTGCGGATGTTGCACGCTCAAAAGCCGCCCATCCCCTCTGATTGCCTCTCCATTGCTCGCATTCACGCCAATTTACGTCAAATTACTACGGCATGACTGCCGACCCGGTTCAGCCGGTCGGCGACCGCCTGCAACGCCTTCTGCCACCGCCGCCAGGCCGTCGTGCGGTCGCAGCCGAAGCGTCGACAAATATCCTTCCACTCGACCTGCCTGGCGCGCATCCAGATGATGTGGCGCTGCTCCACCTCGATCCACCGCACCCAGCGCATCGCCTCAAGCATGCGATCGATCGCCTCAGGCGTAGGTGGCAGCGGCCGGTACTCGTAGTCCTTGTCCGCGAACCCTTCCCAACCCTCGCGCACGAA